ATAGTCGATGACCTACTTCTCATTAAATCCGTATCCACAGAAGACTTTGCAGCCTCCGACTTAGTAGCAAAGATAATATCTGCCACTTCGTTGGTTGGAAGGATAAATGGACTTGCTGTCCACGTAGGTTCAGCCAAGGACGACGTCCCGACCTGCACAACTGCAGGATTTACCGGATCGGTCACGTCCAAACAGTACAGGGGACCATTCTTAGAGAGAGGGTCAGCAAACACTAGAAGATTTCTCTTCTGTCCAACAACCGCTGGGATTGATAGTGTTGCCAACGCCTGACCCCTTGAGATGATATACCTGAAGTTGTTAGACCCATTGAAACCGTTAGGCGGTGCATAATACGCTCCTCCAGTGGTTCTCTTCATTGCATCTTTGTTCCACCAGTAGTCCTTAATGTCACTAAAAGCTGCAGTGCCAACGTTACCTTGTCCGGTATTACTAGACTGATAACCTGGCATATATATAGAAGGGAGGGGGTGAACAAGTGTCCGGTCAAGCATGCTGTTAATCAATGCTGCGTGGAACAGGTCCTTCCCCGTGTAAATCTCCGCTAATATAGCTTTTGTTTCTTCATCGTGCTGGGCTCCATGGTGGATCAGGGTGTCGATAGTACGGGCTGGAAGACGGGCTCCCTTTCCTTTCCTTTTCCTAGTCGTCGGTACCATTATGGAATGTGATACCGGCGCGACACCAGTGACTGTGATAACCTCTTTTGTGCGTTTCTTATTGTTAGGCATATAAACCGACGAGCACTAATGTAATTAGTCCAAGTCCTACCTCACCTAAGGTCACAAAACCAACGGAGTGCATGCCGCTATGGCACCTGCAAGAGTCATGGGGAATGAATTCGCCACGACTTGTCCTGATGCAATCCATACCTTTGACTTTTCTTCAAAATCTCTTAAGAAGTTGGATACTACCCGTGGAATGGGGATCGATTCGTCATAGGCATTTGCCACCACGTAGGCTAGCACAGACTCTCGGATTCCCACCCAAGAGTCATAGCGTTCCTGTAATGTCTGCGCTGGTTTATGTGTGTGATACCACCCTAGGTTACGCCTGGGCTCTTGTGGTACGGTGATCACACGGTCACCTGCAACAACTGACACTCTCCCCAAGTATGGGGCATGACAGGCTAAGCCCTTAGGATAAGGCTCTCCACCTGACAACGTGTCCAGTTTGAAAACGATGTTGTAAAGTTGCATGAAGCCCATCAGTGTGTCCTGAGCCTCTTTCGGATCCTCAAAAGAATCGCTTAGGCCGAACAACACATCGTCTCCAGTGATTAGCCATTTCACATGGCTGAACAGACCCTTTACAGGAATCTGGAAAGCTCTCTTACAAGCTTGGGTTAGCATAAGGTCTTCTACGAAGCAGTTTGCTAGGCTGGTTAGCCAGATACCGCTCACGTTTCCTCCTACCCTACCAAATTCAACGGTCCCATCAGCAAATTGGAGGGGCCCTTCATTGGCAACAAAGGAGAGAAATCCTTCTACATTCTCAGGAGCGTTCGTGAGCTCACAGAGGACTTGCATCAGCTTGGCCGTAGACTCGGCAGGAACAGTCCTGTCAAGTCCAGTAGCATCGATCCCGAAGGTACGGTACTGTGAAAAGGCCATTGTAACCTTCTCCAGGTAATCCGCCGGAGTAAACTTCAGCAGAAACCTTGGGTGGTTCTCATAAATAGCCTTAACCGGCTCAGCTGTCCACCTTATGAGAATACATAGGTAGAACAGGTCTCCGGCCTGTACAGTACGAAGCCTATTGTTCGTAATCTTTTCAAGCTTGTACTTGTCTTCTTTGGAAAGGCAATCCCACACACAAATGGGGAACTCTTCTCCTTCTCTCACGCGGCGCTCGAACTCGTACAGAGCTCTCACCACTTCTTCTAGACCAGCGTTGGACAAGACATCCCTTTTCAGGGGAGATCTCTCCTTCCACGGCAGCCCTGCAGACGTCCCTTGTTCCAAGAACATGTCAATAACGTCTTCATAGCTAATTGGTCTGGGGATCATTCCCCTAGAACATTCGCGGATGGTGTCAACAACCTGGTTCACAACATCGGCATCAAACCTGAGAGAGTTAGATGCAAACTTCCGTACTTCGGTCTTCACATCATGCAGGCTTCCCTTTGCACCGAAAACAAGGATATCCTTGAGATCGACCTCAGGGTTGGCTACATGATAAACCCTTTCTTTCGCTGCCTTGCGATTGGTATGCAAGGCATATGGGGACCTGCTGCTGCGGCAATACCCGGCAAGAAGAGTATTGGGGTACTCATCTGGCCCCGCCGGGATTCCGCGTTCTCAATAATGCCCGCCAGTCCCGTCGGGAATCTTCCCTGGAGGCACTTTAGGAGTGTCTGAAGGTACTCTTGCCGACTGGTTGTACTGGCCGCAACCCAAGAAATGGGCAAACAATGCCCCTTTGGGCAGCCTCTGGAGGGTCCCACACGACCCACTTCCCACCTTCGACCCACCCTTGTCTCCAAGCAAAAGCACACTGGCGTTATGCGTCATTGTGCCCTCAGTTGGGTTGAGGGTGAGGAGGGTGGAGGGTTGTACGGAATAAACTTCTCCGCCCTTACCAATCAAGTTGCACTTGAACTCTGAGGGAG